GATTTCAGTATTACTAAATTGTTTAGTATACTTGCATTCAAATCCTCTGAATGGCAATCGCTCTTGGAAAGAAGCAATATACTATCCTGGGAAAGCTACTGGCCAGCCGCTTTCCTGATGAGGCCAGGGAAATCGTGGGCGCTTACATAAACGTCTCACCACCCGAAACAAGCCTCTCCAAGATTGAAACCTTCTTCCTCTCCTATTGTCACCTGAACAACCTGGAACCTACTGAGCACCGCGGCAATCTCTACAAGCGAAATAAACTTGACCAGCGCCGGATCTTTCTCAGTATCATGCTTCACCTCTATTCCCCCCAGGTATTTCAGCAGCCACCCGATTCCATCATCCTGGCCAAAGGCTTTCTTACCGAGATCAGCCGTGTCCTTGACTCAAACACAGCACAAATGAGCCGGATGGTAAGAGAAGTAATCACGATGGAGCGCGTCTATTCCGATTATGCAGAAAAGGTAAAAGAGATTACCTCTCGGCTCACCATCAATCCAACAGCCTAAACCGAAATGATATGAGCAAGGTCAACAAAAGGAAAATAACGGACTACCATTTCGACAATAAAAACATCAACAAAGGATCTGAGTACGGCAATTACCTGCTGCATAAAAGCATCGGTGAAACGGGCCTCGGTCGCTCCGTTGTCGTAGACAAGAACAACGTTCTCATTGCCGGCAATAAGACCGCTGAAGCCGCCGCTCAACTCGGCCTTACCGATGTTATCGAAGTAGAGACGCAAGGTGATCAGTTGGTTGTTGTTAAGCGAAAGGATCTTGACATCAATACTACTACAGGCCTTCGTCATAAGATTCTGGATAACACAGTCAGCAAACACAACTACCGCGAAGATGCTGAAATGGTTGCCTCCCTGGTCGAAGACGCCGATATCATCAACATCAATGAGTTTGGGCTATCCTCATTCCAGAAGGAAGGTGATGAGCAGGTTGCCTTTACCGCTCACGGAAATGTCATTAAGATCACGCTGGCCAATAAAGACGAACTCGAATGGGCGCTCAAGGATATTAACTACCTCATGAATCAGAAATACCCAGGCGCCACCGTAACCGCAAAAGGAAAGTGACATGATTAAGGGAAGTATAGTCGCAAAGCGAAAGAAGTTCATCAAAGAGATGATTCCGGTCGATACAGTAGCCGGAATGATCGAAGCTTACAAGAAGGCCTATCCCACCTGTAAGAAGGACTCAACTGCTCGAGTGGGCGCTTACCTTCTTTTACAGAACCCTGATATTTTGAAGGCAATTGATGAAGGAAAGAAGGAACTGGAGGCAAAGATCAAGAAAGCGCAGGATGAGGAGATTCAGCGGATGGCAAAGGAAGAAATCATGTCAGTCCTGGAAATCCGCGCTATGCTATCACGTATTGCCAAAGGATCCTTCAAGCGGAAAAAAGTTGTTGCCGCCATCAATACCACTACGGGTAAGGTCTTCAAGGCTGAGATAGAAGAAGCTCCCACAGAAACGGACATGATCAGTGCCGCCGATAAACTGCTGAAAGTGTCAGGCGCCTATGCACCTGAAAAGCAGATCCACGAAGCCGGCGATTCGTTTATTGACATGATGAAAATGATCACTTCAAAAAAGCGAAAAGAAGATGGGGTTTCCAACTCAAGTCATTAAAGAGTTCGAAGGGTGGATGTACGATGATGACGGCTGGAATCGGTTTTCCCGCGATTATCTGGGCGTGAAGCTCGACCGTGAGCAGGATGAAGCACTTTACACCATCCGGCACAATCCCAAAACCGCTATCGCATCAGGGACCAGCCGAGGGAAGGACTTTGTAGTAGCCGATGCAGCCGTCTGCTTTTTATACCTTACGCCCGAGTTTGACGAAGAGGGAAAGATGGTCAGTAATACCAAAGTTGTACTGACAGCACCAACGGGAAGGCAGGTGAAAGACATTATGCGACCGGAAGTCGCGCGCATCTTTAAGAACGCTCCCTACCTTCCTGGATGGCTAACAGGAAACGATATCAGAACTCCGTATCCGGAATGGTTCCTCACTGGATTCAAAGCTGATGATCACAACACAGAAGCCTGGACCGGTATTCACGCTGCCAACGTCTTCATCGGAGTTACCGAAGCAACTGGTCTGCCACAGTTGGTATTCGATGCCATCGAAGGTAACCTGCAGGGCAACAGCCGGCTTGTTATCGTGTTTAATCCAAACATCAACCATGGTTATGCTGCATCCGCCATGAAGTCACCACAGTTTAAGAAGATACGTCTCAATTCCCTCAATGCACCGAACGTCATTGCCAAGAAGATTATCCACCCCGGCCAGGTGGATTACCAATGGATAATTGGTGCATTTCCATTCAGGAAAAAGACAAGAGCGTCATTGAAGGGGATTTTGAATGGGAAGGTGGATGGTACAGGCCTAATGACCTGTTTCGCGCGAAGATCCTTGGCCTGTTCCCCAAAGTTTCTGAAGGCGTACTCGTGCCACCTGAATGGATTGAGCTCGCCAATCAGCGCTGGAAGCTTAACCAGACACATCACATACAGACAAGGGAAGGAGTTGCAGGAACTGTTCGTGAAGTACTTCTCAAAACAAAGTCTCTCCGCCTGGGAGTCGATGTAGCGGGTATGGGTAGGGACAGTAGCTCTTTTTGCCACCGGTACGGACCGCACGTTGAAAAGTTTGAGTCAAAGAATTCGGGAGGCGTAGCCAATCACATGGAAATCGCCGGCATTGTCCTGAATATCATGAAGCAGAATACCAATTCCTTTACAGGTCAGTATCCCCAGGCCTTTATTGATACCATTGGCGAAGGTGCAGGAACCTACAGCCGGTTGATAGAACTCTCTCAAGAGGGCCAACCTGACAAAGCCATCCTGGAGAATAAAGTATTCAGCGCCAAATTCAGCGAGCGTGCTGAGTGGGGTGATCAACCGCTTAAAGATCACACTGGCCAGTATCAATTCCTGAACATGAGAGCCTATCTGTATTGGGCATTGCGTGACTGGCTCAATCCCGAAAACAAGAACGATGCATCACTCCCGCCTGATGATGAACTATTACAGGAATTAACAGAAACGCAGTGGAAGTTCATGAGCAATGGTAAGATTCAGATTGAGAGTAAGGAAGACATCAAAAAGAGACTCAAACGATCACCGGATAAAGCCGATGCCCTGGCCAACACTTTCTGGCCGGTTCCTGACATCGATCCCAGACCGAAGGCTAAGAAAAAGAACGTAGGACAGTTTTTTCATTAACCATCAAAAAAGTAGAATGGAAATATACGCATCTGGAACGGAGGTAATTATTAAATTCGGCAACATCAAGGCCATGATCACAGCCGCCACCATCAGGTTTGGAAAGGTGGCTTATGAGGTTAGTTATTTTTGGGATGGAGAACACATGACCGCCTGGCTCAATGAGGCAGAATTTACCGTTGAGAATGGCAAGATGGAGAGTATAGGATTTAAGGCGGTGAAACCATAAATATGACTAATTCCGACGAATGATTGATCCCTCTAATTCTGTTACTGTCCTGCCTCGGTAAGCATAGATATCAATACCAGAAGGTGCGACATGAATGTCTGCGATTCTGAATTCAAATCCGATTCCATCAACGTCAAATACCAACTTGTCATTTTTATCGGGCTTAACAGGTAATTGTAGTTCGTGATTTTGAACCAATCGATTGTGTTTATCCAACTCTCTAACTAATACTTTAACTGAGCTCATAATACTTTGTTTTTTACCAAAGGTGAAGAATCTGCTTAATTTATTCCCAATAACTAAATACCTTAGCAAAAGCTAAATCCTTTAGTTATATGGAAATCGCCGAAATCGAAGCCTTACTTGGCACACCTGAGGAACTCATCAAAAAGGTTCAATCTACCAAGACATCCAGCAACATTGCCGTTTACCAGGCACAGTACGACCCCAAAAAGCATGATATCACGAGCACTGCCAAGCGGCCTGATAAAACTGTTGTCGATGCCAGTGGATCATCATCCCTGGTAACCGTTGCAAGGCTTCCCATTCCGTTTCAAAAGAAGATCGTTGCCCTTGCAGCAGCTTTCCTTTGTGGGAATCCCATACAGTTATCCGCATCACCAGTTGATAAATCGGAAACCGATTTCCTGGCCATACTCAAACGTGTGTGGAAGGATAATAAACTGGACTATGAGAGTAAGACTCTTGCAAAGCTCATGATGAGTGAAACAGAAGTAGCCGAGGTTTGGTATTCAGAAGCCATCGAAGAAGGATACTGGAAAGGTACCGTGAATGATACCACATCAGTAAAGTCAAGGCTTCGCATGAAAATACTTGCCGCGAAATTTGGAGACTCGCTATATCCGGTGTTCAATACAATGGGTGACATGATCGCCTTTGGTCGCGGTTATTCAGTATCAGTTGGCGATAAATTAGAAGAACATTTTGACCTCTATTCAGACAAGAGTATTCTCAAAATGGTTAAGACGGATGCAGGATGGGCTGTTACTCCCGAGACGCATGTCTTTGGAAAGATACCGGTGATCTATTACAGCCAGGATGCACCCGAGTGGAACGATGTACAGGAAATGATTGACCGCCTGGAGAAACTGATTTCCAACCACGCAGACACCAATGATTATTTCGTATCTCCCATGGTTGTGGTCGAAGGTGAGATTGAAGGATTTTCCAAGAAGGGTGAGCAAGGCAAGGTCCTTGAACTAAAGAATGGCGCTAAAGCTAATTACCTCACCTGGGATCAGTCACCCGAAAGTCTAAAACTGGAGTATCATAATCTCCGCTCTCTCATTTTCGACATGACGGACACTCCGGATATCTCCATCGAACAGATGAAGGCCCTTGGCACCTATTCTGGCATTGCATTAAAGATGCTTTTCCTCGGTGCACACCTGAAAGCCGCTGATAAGGAGGAAATCTTTGGTAAGGGAATTCAGCGCCGAATAAATTTCATTAAGGCAGCACTGGCAAGTATCAATACTGCTCATGAGAAGCTCACAAGCATGCTTATTGAACCTAAGTTCGAATACTACCTGCCAAAGAATCACCAGGAGTTGGTTGAAATGCTGTCCACAGCTACCCAGGCAAAGCCCATTCTTTCTCAAAAGTCTGCCGTGGCATTAAATCCACTTGTTCAAAACCCTGAATTAGAAATGGAGCAGATTGAGGAAGAGGGTTTAAATACTGAAATGGACACAATCTAAAAACATTTTTTATGCACGTAGCAAGTATAAATAACGGTTTTTCTATTCAGGAGATTCAGGAACAGGCAAGAAGGAAAGCATTTAAAGATATGCTGCAGCCGGCCATTGACGAGCTGGACCGGTACGATATACCCGAGGATAAGATACAGCGGGTGATTGACTACACTGTTGACGTGGCAATGCACAACCCGCAAATGAAACCGCTCCGCATTGCGCGGAAAACCGTAGAATACTTCAAACTCAAATTGAAAGAAGATGGCACAAGCGATTGATTTTGCCGAAAGGAATGACTATATCGGCAAGCCGGAAAATATGTCTAACAACCAATGCTATGCATTACCTGTTTGCCGATTTATTACTATGATACCAGGCGTGACTGAAAAAAGTCCTCCACTGGCTTGTATTGCGCATGTTTCATGTTGGCAATTGTCAGAAGAAGAGCGAAAAGAAGTGGCACGCACCGGTGTAATCTATGTAAAAATCCTTGGCACTACTCTATCGCCCATGAGTATCCACGGCGTTCCCCCTATCTACCAGGGTGAGGGAAAGATGAGTGACGTGATACTTACAGAAGAGGAGATAATCCAAATGAAGAACAGGTAACAGGAATGCCCGATCTACATCAGCAATATGAATTCCTTCACAATAAACAACTCGCCAATGCTTCCAGAAAGATCAAGCGAGTGTATGAACGCTCCATCAGTGAGGTAACCGTCTCACTCAATTCCGTTACCTACAAAGGCAAGCCTTTTAACATCAAGGACTATCCTGCACTGAATAAGAAAGTAGAATCGGTTGCCAAAAAAATGCATGCCGATATCTATGCCATCAATGTGAACGGTATTAAGGAGTCCTGGAACCTATCCAATAAGAAAAATGATACCCTTGTCGATAAGAGAGTCGCCGGAAAACGACTCAAAAAAGGTGTGAGGCAGGTCATGTATGACCCTAATCATGAGGTTAGAGATAATTTCATTCGCCGGACTAAAAAAGGAATGAACCTCAGTGACCGGGTTTGGAAAACCGTAGACCCTTTCAAAAAGGAAATGGAGCAATCCCTTGGCCTTTCTATTGCCAGCGGCAAATCAGCAGCCACAGCAGCAAGGGAGGTAAAGCAACACCTGAATGATCCGGATAAGCTATTCCGCCGCGTTCGTGGCGAGGATGGAAAACTTCATTTATCGAAGGCTGCAAGAGATTATCACCCGGGGCAGGGAAGATACCGGTCAAGCTATAAAAACGCACTACGGTTAACCAGAACGGAAAATAACATGGCTTATCGAACTGCTGACCATGAGCGGTGGAATAACCTGGCATTTGTAACCGGGATTGAAGTTAAACTATCCAAGAGCCATCCGAAGTTTGATATCTGTGATCAGTTGAAAGGATCCTATCCTAAGGATTTCAAGTTTACCGGATGGCATCCCCAATGTTTATGCTACCAGGTACCTAAGATGATGAATGATGAGGAGTTTGAGCAGTTGGAAGATCAGATACTCAATGGTGAACCTGTGGGAGTGGATAGCAAAGAGACGGTAAAGCAACCGCCTGCCGAGTTTGGAAAATGGATAAAGGACAATAAGGAGAGAATGGATGGATGGAAAAGTAAGCCTTATTGGGTGCAGGATAATCCAAACCACCTGGCAGTTCAAAAAATACCGGCCGGCAAACCTGCTGGCAACAGTATCAAAGATCAACTTACAGACATCCAAAAGAAGATAAGGCCCAAGGTGAATAAGGCGTTATCGTCCATCGATGAGGTCCATGGTGATGGAATATTGGAAAACATTCCCTTCGAGGAAAGCAACAGGTCCTACGAGGCTGCATTTTATTCTACCACGGATGGCAAGCCGGCCAAAATTGCGCTATCGAAAAAAGCAATATCTCCATCTCTCAGCATAGTGCATGAGATGGGTCACTATTTCGACCTGCACGCCATTGGTAAGAAAGGTGTGTTTGCATCAGAACAATTTGACGGACCTCTTCAAAAGGTAATTGTTGCAGCAATGAAAACCAAGGCTGTCAAAAGTCTCAAGAAATCACTAAAGAATAATGAGGTTGTGATAGGTGGAAAGAAAAAACCTATTGGTGCTGATTACAGGCAGCATATCGATTACTTGTTGGAGCCAAAAGAGATTTGGGCAAGAGCCTACGCGCAGTATATCGCGCTAAAAACAACTGACCGAGCCCTCAAAAACGAGTTGAAAAAAACATTGGTGAAAGGGCAGTCACATGGATTGAAACGGCAATGGTTGAGAAGGGATTTT